TAAATATTAACAACAGAATTATTATCATCAACGAGAATAACATGTGTTCGCTTATTATTAGATAAGTCGTAATCTAATGACTTGGATTTAAACTCTAATTTAGACACTTAAATCTCCTTTCTAATTTAATATTGGTGGGTAACTTATTTAGGTATAGGGTCTTCGGTAAGGTAGGTTATTGTACCTGTCCAGACTGCATTTTGTGTAATACCTGATGTCATATGTATTTCACCAGTATTAAACAAATGAAAAATTGCGTTCCCTATTACATTATGTCGCTCATTCGCGGAGATTATCATATTAGCATCTATAGCTGGTCTAAAACCTTCTGGTATAGTTTCGGGCATATTTGAATTCTCATACTGACTAGTTACAGCTTTTATTGTACGGTTTATACTTAAAGTAACCATATTACCTATACGAATGGCACTAGTAGTAAAACCCCAAGGAAAAACGATATCCTTCTTAATGACCGTTGGTGCTGGCGGTTCTACTGGTTTATTTGGCTTATCTTGAGCATCATCGCCCATTTTATATTTAAGCCAGGGTGTCCAAGTGTTATCCCATCTTCTAAACCGAATATATGACTCTAAACTAGTCGTAGTATACCTTTGCCAAGCTTCTCTTTCGTTTAAGTTGAATACTTCTAGCATTCCAGGTCTACCAGTAGGACTATTTTTTGTACCATCAAATGTGCCTTTAATAACATAAAAACCAGATGTTCTAGCATCATTACAGTCACGTATAGAATAACGTATATCATGAACATTACCGTTATTTTTAGTTAGTTGCAACTGTTGGATAGGTTTATTATTAGCATAAATATCACCACCAACATCTAATACTCCGCGCTCACGAACTTTGCCAATACCGACACCGCTTTGATCCATCGACATAACAACAGATCGAGTAGCAACTTCAACACGATACTGAGAGCTTGTAAAGTTATCTTCAACAGTACCTATAATAATATATGACCTATCTGCAGGATAGCTTCCACCAAGATTTGCTATTGAGTTAACCATACTTGATATAGTAGTCGTTGCTGGTAAATTAGCTGGACCATTATCATCTACGAATGATTCGGTTCCAAACTGAGCTACTTTAAAGCTTACCTTCAGTGTGTTCTTCTGCTGACCATCTACGGTTAAGGGGTTTATCTTGATGTTACGGGTTACCTGCAATTGATCGGCATTAGCACCAACTCGTTTAACGTCGAAACTTATCTGAGGAAGATAGTAATCAATAAACTCTACAGGTATGTCTTTAGGCGCACTAACACGACCACGACTATCCGTAACAATAGCGCGAACTGTTGCTCTACCTACATAATAAACATTACCAATGATACCTTCTTCAGTATATGCCGAATACGGTTTATCCACAATAAAGGCATTATATTTGGTTATCGTCGACCCGTATGCGCCAGTAGCAGTACCAAAGTCAACCTTTAAATTAGATAGTATAGTTACAAAGGTATTTGTCTTCATAAACTTGGCTATCTTCTCATTGGTATCTTTAACAGTTATAGTAGAAATACTCGGTTTAACCGTATCAGGAACTGTCAGAGTAAGCCTTCGAACATCCCGTCCTATTTCTCGACCATTTTGATATGTAATATAAGTTATACTACCCTCACCTTTAATCGAATCAGGCGTTTGTTCGCAAAGTTCCATGGGCGGTGTCCAATTATAACTCGTAGTAACCGTATTTCCTGTAATAGATTGCTTCCATGTCCCATATTCGACATATATAGAATGGAAGAATGCATCGCTAGCTCTGTTGATAGTAAGATTAACAGGCGAACCAATAGTAGCATTAACATCACCACCTTTACTAGCTCTAGCAATATCTCTAAGCTGTAAGTCAAACGCAGCCCTGGCAACACCATACCCACCGATATTAATATCAATAGCAGTTGATATATTGATAGATTTTGTACCATCAGGATTATGAGGTATCTCATAGTTCTTTTGAAGTAAAGGTTTTACTTGTCCTTGTGAAATACCAACATCAACAGTAAGTTGCTCCTGGATTCCGCCGACGTTTATCCATAAGGTTCTAGGATATGAACCATAGATAGCGGCATAGCTGTTAGCGATTAGAATAACTTGGACATTGACCAATGAGGCATTTTTACCCTCAATTGGTGTACTCCAAGCAGAGAAGAGGTCTAACTGTAGGTTAGGACCATAATCTCCAGTAAAGTTAACGCGTACCATACGGTTAAGCACCTCCTACAAACATCGTTAAATTTCTATTTAAATTAGTCGGATCTTGGATTGTAACAAAACGGCCTATACGAAGACTTTTGACGAATACCCCATTGTCGATTTGTAGAACCCCTTGTGATATAGAGGCGACCTCTTTACCACCAGAGATGAATGAGATACGGTCATTTGAGACAAGTACTTTAGAAGCACCATCTTTACGACCGACAATAAGACCTTCTTCTGATTGAGACATATAGGTATCTACAAACTCTGTCATGAGCTTAAGTTCTCCGACTTTACGTTGAAGATCAACTATACGCTCACTAGCCCGAATAGCAGCAAGTTCCGCTTCTTTACGACCGGCCTCTTCTACAGCAGAAAGATTCTTTATCTCATTTATCCACTTCTCAACTAAGTCAGCAGCAGCCTTAGCATCCATCTCAGCTTTAAGTTGAGCATCGCGTTCGGCTAATTTGTTAAGTTGGTCTTGTGTTAGAGATTGGTCAGCTTTTGAATTAAGTTGTTTCTCAGTATCCTCTGGGGCTTCGATATAGTCGCCCACTATCGCCCCCTCAAACAAACATGGCGCGCATATCTCAAGCCAATCGTTCTGTTTAGAACCATAATTATAACCATGTCTACCAATAATGACTTTCTTTACTTCCGAAACCGAAGTTTGCGTCCATTTAACCCAGTATTGTTTCCACTCAGTTGTAATGCGACATTCAGCATATCCATCCTTACCATAAAAACCGTCTTTACCGGAAGTATTCATATACCCAGTACTCGTCTTAACATTTTCAACAGTGCTTGGACGAAATAGATGGACTATACAATTATAATCATTTCTATTCGCCCTTGCCCAAAACATTAGAGTATATTCGGTACCTGTCATAGGTAAGGTTGTAGTTGCCATATACATGTCTAGAGTTTTATATTTTGTTTCAGTGTTTGCACCTATAATAGATTTAACAGTCTTAAAACCGTTATATTCTCCAAAAATATAGTCGTCACTCGCTGCTCCAGCACTTTCAAGTAGCCTTGTGCCCTTCAGTAAGTTCCTACGGCCGACTACTCCATCAAATACTCCATCTTCACCATTCTCGATAATACCTTTTGACTGAATCTTTATTTTTCCAGGACCGATGATCTCAGTTACAATACCAACAATCCAGGCATAGGCATCTTTATCGATATTAAATGTTTTGATATATACAGCATCGCCAACCTTAGTATCCGCAGTACTTTCACTTACAATAAAAGTATCTATACTACCTTTAGCATATGAATCAAAAGAAGATTGTGTGTATCGAGTGCTAGTGGAAAATACCTTTGTACCATTGCCATCAGCCCCTTTCTGACCAGGAATACCCGGATCACCTTTAGGCCCAGTATCACCACGATCGCCCTTAGCCCCATCGGCACCTTTAATAAGACTCCATTTGTATTTAGTAGGGTCTGTACTATCGGGCTGGTTGAAGTCGGTGTAAGTACCCATATATTTTTTACCTGGAGCACCTAATACCGTAAAGCCTGTTCTACCATCTGCAGAGTCAGCATAGGCAAAATGGACATAGGGAGTTCTACCATCAGCACCAGGCCTACCGGGAACGCCGTTAGCACCATCTTCACCCTTTACTCTTTGCCAAGTATAGTCAGCAGGATTCGTGCTATCAGCTTGTGTATAGTCGGTATACACACCCATATACTTACGAGTCGTATCGTTCTTAGACGTTGTAAACCCTTCTGTACCGGTCGAATTATTCGCCCAAGCAAAATGGATATATGGTGTTCTACCGTCTCTACCAGGTTGACCAGGTAGACCATTAGCCCCATCAGATCCCTGCCATTTACTCCAAGTATATTTCTTAGAGTCATCGCTTTGATAAGCATTAAAATCTTGATAGATACCTATAAACTTCTTATTAGTATCTGTCTTACTAAATCCGCCACCAGTAATATTATCAGCATAAGCAAGGTGCGTATACTGCGTTTTTCCGTCATCTACGTCTACAATCGTAATCTGACCAGTTGAAATTATAGCCATAACACACCTCCTTACTTAGTTACTATAGCTACAGTAAATGTTGACCTATCTTTAACATCAATATTAGTCACACTTACTGATTTCTTCTTAGACTCAGGACGTTGACCCCAAGCCTCATCTACAACACCATTGGCTAGAGTCTTAGTCCAAATATAGTTAAAGGCCTCGCCTTTGGTATCAATCTCAGTGTCATCCCTAAATAATTTAGCAGTCAATATAGTCTCAATGACATTATTCTTGAACGTATCACCATTACTTGAGTGTACAACTGTCATAACTGGAGAAACCCCATCATTAACTGTTGATACCGTAATGTCTTGGAACTCAACAATACTACCTTGATAGATAGCTTGTATTGTAACAAGTACAACACCACTAGTGCCTATGTTAGCCTTAGACACTTTAAATTTAGGGCCTGTTCCAGCTAGCTTATTGTCTATATAATAGATGAATTCAGCATCATTAACTTCGGAATTACCCTTCAATAAGGTTGGTATGAACTCACAACTATCAGATACCTCACGAAACATCGTAGGGCCTGTAGTTTTTACATTCATTTTGAAAGTTTGAGCCTCTGCTATCATACGTGACATTGTAGCCATTAGAGTTGTATTGTTTGATGGTCTAGTCGCAACAACATTAGATAGAACAAGCTTAGTTTTGCTAGGGTCTGTTGAACAACGTATCATCTCAGTAATACGAGCCCTAATAAGAAGACCTCCGGCAAAGTGTTCGTCAGTAATGAAAATAACGTCACCAATCTTAATATCGTATTGTTGTAGAACAATAGCTGAGTTTAAGTCAATCTCCCAAGTGGTAACAGGGTACATATATTGTTTAAGCATACGTACGCCATAAGCCCACGCCTCATCAGCAGTGGTGAACTCAGTTTTTACATCCCTTATAATCCAGTTATCACAGTTATCCCTCTTATTTACAGAAGGATAGAGCTTAGCTGATATAGGGGCGTAAATCGTGTGAGAATTACGCGTACAGAAGATTTCCGTATGGACGCCATCTGCTGCCTTAACTTCTTTAGCTTTAGGTTGAGTAATGTAGGCGCCGTCTTTATTCCGCATACGAATACCAGAGAATAACTTTGTCTTATCCTCTTTCTTCACAACAGATACGACGTCTCTACCCATCTGCAACCTAATATCAGTACGAACACGGCCTAGACCTTCTTCACGATCTCCAGCAATAGCCCTTGACTTATATACGTTAAGAATATACCTATCAATCTGCCCACCTGGGGTTAGTCGAGTTATGATCTCCAACTCCCCATCAAATGCTTCAACAAGCTTGATAATCCGAGCAAGGCATGTATCCTCCTCGGACTCAAACTTAAGTTTTAGCTTACGGTCACGGACTTGACAGATCCCCAACTCAATACGAGTAAGACTGAATAAGTTCATGTTGCCGACATACTCTAAGAATGTCAGAGCCTCAGTCGCTTCATAGGCTAAGGTCTTCTCGTTAAGTAGCTCTAAGTTAGTTGAGGTACACTCAAGCTCAATAGTTGTATTGGTCTCTTTCCTTGTCATCACGTTGAAAACATAGTCTACACCATCTTCATGAAAGGAGATATATGCTTCCGATGTTAAGTTGTTAATACGTTCATTAAGCTGACCGTTTGTGTATTTATCTACAGTAAATTTAAAGGTGGCCGAACCCTTACCGCAGAATTGATGAAACTCTTCGTTGTAATACTTAAGAGAACCTGGTATATCGTTGTTGATATGGTCTACCACGTTCATCGCGTTATCGTGTACAGATAACTGCCATGCAGGTTTTCTATTCATTTTGAAGTTTCGGCCTCCTTTCTTACATCCAAGCTTCTTCCCATTCGACAGTTACATCGGGTGCAACGTCTACGAACGGAGAAGAGTGAATTTCTAGTTTAGACTCACCCGGTGGTATAGTGAAATACCGTGAGCCATTGATAAGGTCTCCTTCAGCAGACACACCTTTCTTAGAAGACGCAGGATCTGCTATAAATGAGATCTTACCTTCATACATGTCTACGATAACCTCGCTACCGACGCCATACTTGTTAGGAACTAGGTCATAACGTTGAGCATGGTTTTTAAGGAAGCGAATTGACTGTAAGCATAGCGTATTAAGATATCCAACGTCAGGACGTTCATACTTAAGACGACCAAACATGACCCATACTTTAGTACATACGAGGTGTTCTTTAGATGAGTCAGTGATTGTCTTAGGTGCTCCAGCATAGCTATATGTGAACTTAGGTCCTTCCTTAATAACATAGGCATTACCCGTACGACTGTTAAAGCCTGGGTTAGGTCGTTGTTGACCTGGCTCATTGTCATTTGAACCGAAGTAATTCTCTTCCCGTCTAGCTAAGTCTGATGCATGGATATCAGAGGTTGTAAATGTCTGCATAGTCATATCGCTATCCGTCCAAGGCTTGTCTAGACTATATGCACAAATAAGTCGGTCATCTTCTGTCATAAATAGTAGAGACAAAAGACCAGTCTGACCGATCTTGGAGGCCCAGAGCTTCATTGTGAAGTCACAACGGAAGTCTTTAGCACCCTTCTGACCTGCCTTGTCTGGAGATAGAGGGTACTCGTAAATCGTGCAACCCCAATCTCGGCCAACACCCTTGCCACCAGAACCAGACCAGTGTAATCCAGGAGCATCATACCCTTGACCACCAATACCCTTAGCCCTCCAGTTGAGTGTCATGTCATTAACCTCAGCATGACTAGCAAATGGTAAAGGTGAGACATTACGGTATTTAGCTGTAATGTTGGTTCCTTGTAACCAGCGGTTGGTATCATTTGGGGCAATACTCAATAGCATATGCGATTGATCATAAGCACCAGTAGCGATATTAGTACCTCTACTATCAGCAGAGCTTGTACCAATCTCCATTATACCATTCTTGTTAACAATACCAATCCAACCATTACTTGTATTATTCTTTACTCTAATTTTCGGGTAAGCGGGTGCACTTCCTGCATTGTTTAAAGTTATTTTGACGACTTTACCATCTTTGGTAAGTGAGCCGACGTCAGCAGAAGTAGTCTCCGCGTTAAGTACCTTTGTCAGTTCAGAATGGAGGAGTCCATCAGGAACATCGAAAGATATTGAGACTGTAACTTTGCTGTTTTGTATATCTTCAGTAAACTTAGGTTGTCCTGTAACAACAGCCATGTAGTATTTACCGTCTTGGTCGTCGAATTGTAGTTTCTTAGGCCCATCTGGACAGTCTAGAGCCCGTGCTAGTTTAGTACGAAGCGCTAGAAAGTCTACAGGCCCTCCTGACTTGGTTCCTTCAATAGTTATAGGATATGTACCACGAGTACCAGATACCCAAGTCTTACCAAAACGGCCAGTACCGGCGGAATATGTATGATCCTGACCGGCACCAGCATTACGTTCTACTTTTGTTACAGCATCCAGAAGTTTACCAATATCAACTGCTTCAGTTCCTTCTCCAAATATTATGGAGAAATATGAATCATCTCTCATAGTTGTGGTAACACTCCATCTAACATATTTTGTCTATCTGTGAGCGTACGCTGAGCTTCTGTCATACCAGGAGCCAAGGCACGAGTCACGAGATCTTTATCCATATAAGTAACGTTAACTCGATCTTGAGCAAGAAGATTATTACCAATCTCAGTGTTTTCAGTAATAGCATTAAGCTTCTTATCCACACTCTCAAGATTGCGCACAACGTCATCAATAGATGATTTATTATCACGGATATTCCTTGTATTAGGATTAAGCGAATTGTAGTCTACACCAGTAGGAGATAAGGTAAGTGTACCCGCTCCATTCCAGCGATATCCTTCAATATTACTCATATCCAATACAGGGGTAATAACCGGACGCATCTCAATGTTTTCATCAAGATAACCTGAAATCGTATCTATTGATTGTTGTACGAATGAATTAACTCTATCCATATTATTACTAATTGCATTAAGCGACTTAGTTGAACCTAAACCTGATGCAAATTCCTTCGCAATAGCTAAACCTGACTTAAATACACCAGTCCATCCAGCGCCAGAGAATACCCCTCGCTTAGCTGGTGAATGTGGTTGGTGATGTTTAACACGTGAGTTTACACGAGCCATGGCGCCATCAATGGCAGCAAGAGCAGCAGAACTAGCTAGACCTCCAGCGAATGCCAATGTGATAGCCTCCCCTGAAGCGGCTGCGCCACCAGTGCCTTTAAGTCCACGCTTAGCAGCAGAGTTAACCTGCTTACCGGCACCCTCAGCCTTACCTTTATTTTCACCAGATTGAACGGTATCTGTAAAGGTCTTAACTGAGTCATTCGCCTCGCCAGTTGCACTGAATTTAAGAGACTCTTTGGTACCTTTAGCTACTTCCTTAGCCGCAGTTTCCGCAGGAGTCTTACCTTTACCAATCTCAGCCGAATATTCCCCAGTACCTTTCTGAGCTCCAAGTACAGCACCAGTGAAGTCTGTCAAAGCTGTAGTTAATGACTTAGCTGTTTCAGCAGCTTTAGCAGATACATCAGTATTCATTGTATCCATAGACGCACCAACTTGTTGATTGGCACCATCGATACTAGCAGCCGCTTTTTCACCCATACCTTCGATAGGCTTGAGGTACTCGTTCATATTCTCTTCGGAAACTCCTGAGAAGTCTCCTTCTGCGAATTTAGCGAGCATCTCTTGGTTAATCTCACCAGATTTAACACCAGCAAGTGCCTTGGTTACGTCAAGTTGACCACCAAACTGAGCATTGAGTTTCTCAAAGGCTGCCGTGATAAGACCGGTATCGAAACCATTACCGTCTCCAGTAAGACCTTGCTCAACAGCTTGTTTAAGTTGATCACCAGATGCTTTAGCCTGCTCTTTGGCAGTAAGTACGCCATTGGCATAAGTATACCCGGCTTCTTCAGCAATTTTATTAGCTTGCGTTTCAGACATACCTAATTCAACCATTTTGGCTAAGAGTTTACCTGCTTCGTTTGCTGAAATGGTATGATTCTTGAGTCCATTAATAAACTGCTCAGGAGCTTCAATACCTAACTGAGAACAGTAAATACGCAGATATTCGAGCCCATCTTTTGCTTTTCCAGCAAACCGTTGTGCGGCAGCGGCTTCCTCAGGGCCTAATTTATCTAGAACGTCGATCGCACTCTTTATTCCATCTGTTGTAGCGAGGGACGCATATGTCTTAGTTTCTTCGACAGATTTACGTAACATCCCGACATAATCATCAAATAAACCATTTACACTATCTCTAAAACCTTTAAAGAAATCGCCAATAAATGGTATGTTTGAAAGAATATTTAAAACTAGATCGATAATACCCTTAATGACCTCAACCACAACTTCCTGAATAGAAATAAGAACCTCAAGAACCGCGGTCATAATAATATTTTTATTATTACGAAGCCATTGCGCAATTTGCTGAATACCGGCAAGCAAAGAATCACATAGACGAAGGATCCATGTTGGTATCTTGTCGATCACTCCAAAGAAAGCTGTTTCTACGATGCTCGTAAGTGTATCCACAAGGGCCGATGCCGTCTGCTCTAAACCATGTAGTATACCTTTAATAATCTCAATACCTATACTACCAATCTTACCGAGATTATTTTGTATACCATTAAGTAAACCTTCGATAATGCCAGCAGCGGCTCCGGCCATAAGTGTTCCGAGATCTTCAGAACCTTTAGCTGCTTCTTTAAGAAATGCGGCAAAGTTCTTACC